GACCTTCTTCGTACTGCTTGTATTGCACACAGCATATATAAGTGCTATCTATCAGCATAAATTATGTATTTATCATTATTTCAACGCACAAAAGGTTGAGCAACGGTTAAGCAACCGTTTTAAACTAAAACGGATTTTAAAGCGCTCACATTTATATTTCTCGGATAGAATAGTGGAGTCCGAAGAAATTGATAAGTTTCAAAACATTAGCTCTACTATATCTCCGTGGCGCAGGAATTAGTAAGGTTTTATCACTATTAATGTAGACAACCTTTATTTTCTCTTTCCAAACAAACTCAGGGAAACACTCAGCCAATTTAAGGTCCTCCCAAGTCTCCCTGCCAACAGCAAGGATCTCTTCGCCTAACTCCCTTTGCATGGAACATATGACCTCCCATGCTTCAGCATAGTTTGATACGGGCACGGGATCCCTCATAAAATGTGGATTGCAATTAAGAATTTTCAGCACTTCATCCACCTCCTCTTATGTACCATAATTACACCATATTTTTAGATTGTATGCAATAAATTAAATATAAAAAAAGACCTTACCAAGTTATATCCTGGTAAGGTCTTTTACATTATTACGGTCAATCCATACGTCCGCCCTCGTATGGTAGGGAGATGCTTGGATCACCTCTCAGTCATCGATGAATTACTACTCCGATTGTCGCGCCCGCTCCCAGTATTTGGGATAGGTTGCGTTGCATCCGTAATCTCTTGATTGTTTTCTTGTCGTTCTCTATTTGACCTTTCAATTCGGTCAAAGAGTTCTGCATTTCGTTTAAGGTAACCTCTTGCTTCATTGATTGAAGTTTGGCTTGCATCAATTCGTTCTCCAATTTGTTGATTGTATTGTGTGCTTCGTTCAATTCTTGTCGCTGCTTCACGACTATAGTCTGCGCTTCTGTCAATGGAACGTTGGATGCTTCTATTAAGCTCAAGGCTTTCTCGTTGTTGCTTTTCAATTCGTTCCACTGACTCACGGGCACGCTGATAGTCGGCTCCGTTTGGTTGATAGAAGATGTATCCGAGGCAAAGACAGATGACGAGCCCAATACCACCGATAATAATATAGCGGTAAGTAGGGTGATTAAATAATACTTTGATTTTGTCATACATCATACCCCTCCTATTGCATAATCCGTAATGCCCCTTGCGATAGCACGCACGATTGTATCAAGGTCATTGTTAAGTAGTGCTAGATCTTCATCATTATCAATGAATGCCATTTCAACTAACACAGCTGTTGCATCCGTGCCGTTTAATACCCATAAATCGGTACGCTGTTTTACACCACGATCAACCGTATTAATACTACGGATGATTTGCGATTGGATATCGTTCGCTAGACGTTGGCCATTGAAAGACTTGTACAAAGTTTCAGTGCCACGAGCTTGTGTATTAAAAGCGTTACAATGTAAGGATACAAATATATCTGCGCCCCATTCATTGGACTCTGCACACACAAGGCCTAAGTCGTCATTTTGTAGGGTTCGAACGTCGCACCCTGCTGCTTGCAGATATCCAGCTAATAGCTTTCCTGCATCACGAGCAACGTCGCATTCACGACGTCCTGTGTTAGGATTTACTGCTCCAGAGTCCAGGTCAATATCATGACCTGGATTTATAAATATTTTCGTCATTACTACTACCTCCTTCTAATTTATCAGGGACACCATTATTATTTCTATCCAACCAAAGTCCTAGGAAGCCTACTACGGCTGTCAATACGCTAGGAATGAATATGTGGTCAATAATATTGAGCCCAACATCAATCAGCTTATTAGTTTCATTTGATACATAACCTCTAGCAAATGCCATAACATACTCTGTTATGACTAGCCAAATAGGAATTAGCATAACAAGTACTAGAATCCGTGTCGCTAGTACTCCAGTAGGTCTAATGTTAGCAACACGAACAGCACTATATGCGGATTTTAGTCGGTTCATGATTTGATATTTCATTATCAGTCACCTCCTATATCGTCCGTGTTAAGCGTGATACTTCTTCCTATGGGCATATTATTTAGAACTTGGATATGCATCAGTTCAGTACTCAGACTCTGAACTGTGGTTTCGAGGTTATTGAGCCTGTGAAACTTCGCAGCATCTCGTTCTTCCAACTTGACCAACTGCTTTAGTATTTCCTGATTACTTTTTGTTAATTCAGCGATACTGTTGATAGCATCAGATAACTTATCGTCATAATCTTTACGTTGTTTATCCATTCGTCGAGCCAAATGGTCATCTAATTCTTGCTTAACCGCAACTAGCGAGGTATGCTCCAAGAACCACACCATCGCACGAAACGAGCCCCGAAGGGCGGCCCAGATAACCCCTAATAGGGTTACCCAGAAGCCAATGTCCGCGAAATACGGTGGAATTCCGAAGTCCATTAGCAATAATCTAATTTCGTCCATTTAGGCCTCCGCTTTCTCCCATTTTTCACCGTAAAGGTTCCATTTCTTGGTGTGATCTGGATTGTAGACCTCTAATGAAATTTTCTGCATCATGACTTCTCGTGGTGGGCGAGATTCCTCGCTAACAGTCATTTTATTAACTCTAATGAGGTCATAAGATTTTAAATCAAGGTTATCATCTGCCCATACAAATGCGGGGATATTGATTACGGCAAGAGAACTGTTAGCGAAAGCATCCCTGTCAATATCAGTGGCCTTTGGCAAATTGATAATATTGTGCTCGGTTCCGACGAATGCTAATGCACCAACTTTAACAACGTTCGGACAGGTGAGTTCACCTTCCAAATCGCTACGCCCATAAAATTGCTTAGGCAAAATTTCTGTAGCTGTCTCGGGATTGAATTCAACAAGACCTTTGATTTTAACAGTATCAACGACGTGCTCAATTAAGTTAAGATATTCAACATAAATATCATCTGCGCCATAAGGCTGAATTTTAATAGTTGCACTCCCAGATTGGATTTCAACAGCTTCTTCCTCACCGCGCACTCGAACTTTAAAGCCATCTTGTCCAGATACTCGAACTTCCGTATCCCCTTTTCTTGGCTCGTTAAAAGTAAGTGGTGCATAAGGTTGCTCAGCCAATGCATGGACAATAGCAGATAATATCGCTTCAAGGGTACCACTATTAATAAGGATATTCTTACCTTGAAGTGCTGAAACAACGCCTGATAAGTTAGGCATCTTCACTTTTAAGGATTCCAACCACTCCGCCTCGGTTCCTACGAATCCATGTGCTAAAGCAATTTCATAAGCACTTTTCCCGGTATTGCCTACCATGGTTGCTTTTACTTCCGCCTCTACTTTAATCGGACCTTCAATTCTTACTGGTAACGCTTCATTTTGCATAATACATTCCTCCTCTAATCATGCATGGCCACATCCTGAATTATGTTAACTACCCCCATACCCAGTTTGTAATATCGGCTAGGCTCCGATTCCTTATATGCAAAAGCATCATACACATGCTCACCAAAGGACTTAATTTCTAGGGTATCCTTTCCGGAAATATTGAATGTCGCAATCTTCCCTGATGCTACCCCCTGTACTTTAATAACAAGTGGACCACTTGCTCGCTTTCGTATGGCGAATACTGACTTGAATCCAGTCAAATCTACATTGTCATCTTGGACTGCGTAAACTATCCCGAAATCCTCGCCAATATTGAGGTCTATATCCTTTACATTCATTACTTATCATCTCCCTTAATTGAATGGAATCGTACCTTGTTTATCGTACCCGGTCACATCGACTACCAAATACTGAGATGTGGTTTTACCCGAGCAACCTACAGGATACGTGGTGACTGTATTCCAATCAATGAACTGATACGATTTCAACGATACGGTACTCTCGTCATGAAATCTGAACGTTTGCCACACTCGCCCCGTGTGTGACTTTTTATCTCCATTATTAATATTTGGCCCCCAAACGGATGCATCGATTACGGACATGGGTATAATTGCAACCTTAACGCCATATGACTTTGGATCACGGGCCATGTTTGTAAAAGTATCCGGAACGTAGTTTGATAACTGGTTATACCAATCGTGCGCGTAATGATCGATTATGCGTAGGTATCTGATGCGGCTATCATATATCACGTCATTCTTGAAATTGTTATCCTCCCAGCGTGCTTTGAAAAATTTGTGCTTTCCTAAAACTTGCAGGGCTATATTAGATTTGCTACCTCCTACCTTATCAACGAATCTGATACGAGGTGCATTCGCATTGGTCGCAACGTCCTCGAAGTATCCAAAACAATAGAATTTAATACCAGCTTTCACTTCATCAACCATTGCTTGCGTTACCTTTTCGCCTGGTTTAATTACATCCACTACCAGTACCATTAACTGCTCACGACGTTTATGAACCCACTGAGCCGCGAATTCATATCCTTGCGGAACTGATACTGCTATAAGAGGTGCATCGCCATGATATATGCGATTAGTAATATAAAAGACTTGGATTACGTTAGCCTCCCCTGCAATGTATCCATATTGAAATTTACTTGTAGGCACCAGCATAGGCGTGTAAGCCACAGGATTGAGTGGAATTTGAACCGTTGGCGTTATCCCCCTCATTGCCCCTGTGTAGAGAACTGCATCTTTTTGTTTAGGAAAGCTAAGATATAATAGATTATCATAGGTATCGTTTATAATCGTGACGCCTTCTTTATTTTGGATGTTAATAAATTCCATACGCCAACCACCCTTCGTATGTAAGATCCTTAAATTGACGATTGATATTATATTCATCCTGGGACACTGCAAAATAATATGTTATGATATTGCCCCTAACCTCTGCCACTAAGTACTGTCCCATGGCCGCAGCCCAGACATGTTGACCAGGCTGCAATCCATTCACAGTAATTTGTTGACGTCGATTAGGAATGTCAGATACATACATCCTCCCCTCGATACGTGTAAGCCTTTCCTTGAGATTTAGTATGATATTTCCGTTAGCATCATAAGCTAATACATGCGGTTCCATAATACCTCCTACCAGCATCCAAGTTTAATCCGAGGGTTATTATCATCATCAAAACCTGTAATAAGATTATCCTGAATCTCAACACGAGCACCGGTCTCTCTCGAACGAAGTAACCCGATTGTACCGGACACCGCCGATAAACTATCAACATGTAATTTGTCGGCAGTAACTGCGTTAGCCTGAATCATATTATTAACAATGACGTTATCATCGAACTTAGTCGCTCCGGTGATGTGAATCAATTTCCCCGCAATGTATACACCGGACTGACTGAGGTTAATACGAGACACCAACTCACCACCATCAATCTCGCCAATACTTTTTTTAACTTGCAAATCGATGCTACCAGCTAACTCAGTAATGCGAGATTCCATATGTGACGCCAAATTCGTAATTCTTCTAGTTGTCTCTTCAGAATTCTTATTGAATTTCTTATCAAGTTCCTTAATTCGTTCATCAACTTTATTCAGCCCAAGAGACTCAAGGTCTAGCAAGCTAGCATCAATTTGTGTCTTAATCACGACTTGCTTCTCGTTAACGAGTCCATCTCCGAACACATCCACAAACGAGCAACGTATCCGGTATATTCCAGCTGAGTTCGAATACGTCAGCATGGTGCTAGTAGTTTCAAAATCATCGGTGCGCTCATCTCCGATCACGTGGCATCTGATTGCATACGCTTGTGCGGGCTTAGTTGAGAAGTAAAGATTAAATCCCCCTAACTGATTTTTTACTACAAGCTCAGGCGCGGCCAACTGCGGAACGTTATACTCGTACGTTGCTGCAGTCGAGTATTTGCCCAACGTGCTGCGAGCATAAAGATAAACAGTATCTGCTCGTTTAGATAGGGTAAGTACAGCAGATGTACCTTTAACTCTTGCCAATAAAGCATTCGTATCTTTACCAGGATTATTATCGGTACGTAATTCGTAATAGTCGACGTCAGCATTCAGCACCTCATTCCATGATGCGGTGGCATTTCTACTGAAAGTAATACCGAAATTACTAGGCATATCGGGTATCGCATCCATCGGTTTGACTATCACATCAACCATTTGAGCTGTTTCTGCTCTGTTACCAAATCGGTCAACCGAGATTGCTTTGATTCGATACTCCTCACCTGGACCTAATGATTTGATAATAACTTGACTATTACTACTACCTGCGTACTGCCACTCTTGCCCCGTTACAGGCTTTCCGCTTTTTGACTTTAAGAGATACCAAATCTCCGCCACATCGAAGTTGGCAGGATTACTAGGCGGGTCAAATAACACTTGCAAATCATAGTACACGCTCTTATCTGCAGTCTGATTATATCGACTGAGTACGTGCAAATTTTGCACATCCTCTGGCGTCTGCATCTTAGGTATGGCTATAGATTTTGTCACGCCAGTAGTCAGCTGGCCTAACTCATTAATTGCCTGCACGCGTACTTCATAATTCGCGCCTAGCAGCACATCGGATATTGTGGTAGTATTTGTGGATGCTGGGTAGTTTCCGATATATGTCCACGTATCGCTTTTTACGTTTCGGTAATTCACGACTACGTTTGAGACTTTTCCATCGCGAGGTAACTGCCACGTTACACCTATGCGTGAATACATGATGCCATTAGCACCATAGACATCGCTCACTAACCCTACTGATTGAATATCAGATGCACCGTGATTCGTATAATCAATACTTGGCACCGTGCCATCATCCGATACGTAAAGTTCTGGATAATACTCCATGCATTGGATCTTACGGGTCATTTCTGACAGTGTCTTTGTTATAGCTAACACACGAAATGGCTTAGCCGATTTAGAAATCTCTCCGAATGCATATACCGCATCAGGCTGCACCGGTATAGCCTCTTTAACAATCACATTGAGACCTGATACATTTACTACGTTAAACGTAGAGACGATATCCGTAGAGTTGCTACGAATCAGCAACTGATAGTCCTTCCCTGGTTGTACCGACACTTCCTTGTCGAGTGTAATCGTCTGGCCGCTTACCGCAACCACACGACCGCCCTCGCCCCATTCAGGTATGTCGTGCTGAATTAGAATGATATCTCCTACTGTACACGCTATGGCATCCGTAAACGCCTCTATTGTCACAGTACGTATTTCGTATTTATTGCATCGCAAGAAATGCTTACCGTGCTTATATGCCTGCTCAAGGCTAGTACACCCCATGAGCTCAACTTGTGCCGGATTCGTTAATGTATCCGACTCGTCGTAAGTATCCCCATATACAGGGATGACGTCTCGTTCATAATCCTTATCCTTGTTAAGGAACGATATTTCAACAGAGTTCGCTCTAGCCTCTACACCTTGAAACTCTTCAGTAAAGCTACCGTGTTTTATATTGGCCACAGTAAACAACTGTACCGGAGTAGATTGATAATCACTAACACATGTAAACCTGGTTCCTACAGGAATTACTTTCCCTCGACCTACTGCTTCTGGATACTTTAACGCATCCCATAATCGCATAGCGGTGTCGTATATATAATTGAATGTAAACCCATTTGTTTTGCACTTATCTGCCCATGCCTTAAATGCGTTATAGTCAAGGCGCATATGGGGCTGTCCGAATACAATATATTCACCGCCAATCTTACGGCAGATGTGGATTAAATCATAAGCAGCCCAAGCCGGGTTATCAGCTGGTTGAGCTTCGTACTTATTGATATACGGATTGAACACATACACCTCTGAGCGCTCTTGAATCCATGTCACTTTTGGATCGGTGCCGCTTAGCTGAGATGTAGCCAAAGCCTTAATTCCAATAAGGGCTTTCCCCGGATGCACGAAATCATCATAAATAATTTGGGTTAGCTGCACCCAGTAGACCTTATTGACATGGCGCAGGCTTTTCCCATCTTTCGCGCTGCATCGCATACGGATTTCATAACGTGCCTTTTCGAGATTGTCAAAGCGAAATACACGATAAAACGCATTATTTGTCGCCTCTTCAATTCGTCCTGCGTAATCAGCTGTATTTGTCACGCTATTATCTGACTTAATAAAGTTCCATGCTTCACGACGCTTAATATGACCGGCCATGCCCTTTTGATTTGCTAAAGGTAATGCCTGCCAGGACTCATCACCCACCTTACGGATTTCTGCTTTCAACGTGACAGACGTACGGTCAGCGCCGCCGCTATCATTTGAATAATATAATCCGTTTGGGAATCCAACAGTTAACTCTATCGCGTCACACGCATCGCCTTGTACCTGTTGTGTATTCCATGATTCAGTCAATTCATAGTTTAGGGATTGATCCGCAAAGTTATCATTGAAATTTGGGATAACTGTTTGGTCATTTGTGCCCTTTCTGATATCCACCTGCACATCTTTATAATTACTGATTGGGTTAGCATTAATACGAATATCTTCTATTTTTGATAATTCGCCCTCACCTGCACAATATAAAAGGTTAAGATATTGCTTTTCACCATCACTAATTACATGGCGGGATAATAATAACCCAGCGCTTTTCATCCGGCCATACGTCACGGCTAAAGGGTAGCCCTGCCCAGTAACAGTTTCGGTACCTCCCCAGCCATATGTATTTGACTGTTCGGAATTCGAACGGTCAACCTTAGGAGCAGTTAACTTTGAAATGATAGCATTACCTATCATCCCTACCGCCATAGCGATGACTGACCGCCAAATCAAGCTTTGGATACCAAAGATAGCACCCGAAGCAATACCACCGGTAAATACGGCCATCCCTATTGATAGAAGAACGCCAAAGAATTTACCCTCAACTCGGGGCATTACTACAATGTAGTCTTCATCGTTCACAACTGTATCCGGCGCTGCTTCATGTCCATTTACTGAGTACGCCCATTCACCAGGTGCACTGAAGTAATAGCTGATAGACTTGCCCTGTTTAAATGGCAAATATTTTGTATCCCGTTGCTCTGGCTTGAACGGATTATTTACAATAATTACGTTAACCATCTGCTACTCCTTTCTTTCATAAATGTGCTTTAGTCGAGGCACGTATTTTGATATATGCTCTATACAGGTGCCGCTGTGTTCAGTAGCGTGTATAAATTTACCTTCACCAAGATAAACCCCTACATGATCGAGATTTTTACCATATAGAGCAAATACCAAAACACTCCCTGGCATTGGCTCACGAACCTCGCGCCATTCATCCATTTGGATTTGGGTATATTCGGGTAGTGGTATTCCACTACGCCGATATACCTCAACAACTACATCCCAGCATTTCATTTCCGAGAATGGGGTACCTATCATATCAGTCAAATCACTTATTGGATGCATATAGTCCTCCTTGCGGAATAGTAGGTTCTCCCCCAAATCGAGTACTGTTCCCCAATTCACGACATCGCGCTAGGGTTTTATTGCACTGGTTTTCACGCCCCTTATATCCACACTGAACGCCTTTAAACTTGAACGGACAGAAATCCTTCATCACACGGATTAATGGGAATCGTCGAGTAAAACTAAAGTCAGTACCCAGAGTAAACTCCATCCATTCAGCATTTGCATGAGTTCCTGTAATTACGAAATGCTCCTCTTGCTCGCACACATCAGGTATGTTCGTATTTACTACACGAATGATGACATTGGCTCCAGTGAATCCATTATTAGACTCTGCCATACGCTGAATTGTACGAGTCACGTTAGACACAGACAGCTTGATATTAGGTAAATCCGTCGCATTCTCTGTAACATCTTGAATGGTGAATGGAAATGCAATATAGGTATTGCCTTGAAATTGGATATTCTCCGTATTGTATACCAATCGAATCGTATCCCCTTTATAGGATATTTCTAACAGCATTAACCACACACCTGTGGCCGATATTTGGTTTTTCTCTAAAATCGATGCCGTTGAGAGTGGTAACATGTTATACCTCCTGTAATTTCACGGTTCCCATCCACACTCCGTAGTCATTCGCCGCAAAGTCTAACTGATCAGCAAATCGTACATTTAGTGTTTCCCGTGTTTCCGGATGAACCCAATCGAATATACCGGAGCAGTTAACTTCGTCATAGAACGCCCGAAGCTTATAGTAATCAGTTGTTGGCAACTTGTACCCTACGGAATATGTTCGCTTGGTTTTAGTTGTTTTCTTACGAGTGATTAGCGTCATGTTTTCAACTTGACCTTTATACGAAATATCTGGAGTAGTCTCCTGAATTGGGTATATCGGCCATCGAATATCTGGAAATACTGCCATAGTTATACTGCGGATGCCTTGATGGCGTCACGCATACCTCCTTTGTTTGATTCCATAGCACGAACTACTACATCGATAACATAATTCTCACCATCAAACCTAGAGTTCTGTTGCTTGCTTTCGAGTTCTTGGCCAGACTGATTAACAATGTTAACAACTACGTTGTTGCTTGTAGCTCCGCCACCCATTAATCTGCGGGTTTCGCTTGCTGTGTAAATGCGGTGCGATCCAGAGGACTGTAATAGTTCCGGTCCGTTTTCACCAACCAACATAAGCCCTGGATTCGTTTTTCCTCCGGCAGCGAATCGATTTCCTGTAAATGCAGAACTAAACGAACTACCGCCGGCAAAGGACGATGTCCCTTTTGCAGCACCTAGTGAGCCAATACCACTTACTGCACCACCAAATAATCCTTGCAACTTAGGCATGATGTATTGTTGGAACGTTAACTGAATCATCATCTTAATAATGGCATTTGTCATATCCTTGAATATGTCCTTAATGCCTTTACTGAATGACTTCGTTCCTGTTGCCATAGCCTCGAGATTATTTGTCCATGCTGAATTGATAGAGCTCATCGTACTGTCAAAAGTAGATTTCGCTAAATCTGCATAATTCGTAGTCTCTTGCTTATATTGGCGTGCGGCTTCTTGTAGGCTCGTTTTCAGACTGCGACCTGCAAGTTCCCATAGCTTCTGTTGAGACTCCAATAGGTTCTTTTCAATCTGTAGTCTTTGAGTAGCCGTTAACTGAGCCTCATTGACTTCACTCCGTGCATAGTCAATATAAGCTTTTAGCTCTTCTGCAAGCAGTGCGTCAGCATCACTGCGAGATAAACGACCAAGAGTAACCATATTGGTTAAGTGGTCAACGGTTTCACTTGTTTGAGTGTATGCTAACTCTCTGATTTTCTGCTCGGTGTCAGATGCCAATTTTAGGCGCTCTGCTTGAGCTTTCTTTTCAGCGAGTTCCTTATCGCCTACAGCCTTTGTATACTCACGGACGTTATCATCAATCTGCGCCTTTTGTGCTTCAGCTTCCGCTTTGAGTAATTGCAATCGGTCGCCTGTGCGTTCAAGATCGAGTTTCTTGATATCCTCGTTCATCTTACGAACACGGATAGTCTGATTTCGTTGTGCCTCAGCTAATCGCTTTTGATACAGCTCTTCGTTCTTAGCTCTAACTTGGGCAGTTAAGTTAGACTCAGCAAGCTTCTTGGCATTTGCCGCACTACCTGCTGTATCAGCCATAGAACTCGAAGCACCTGCTAATAAGCTAGTGTCTACGTACCCTGTAATAGCACCAAAATCGCCTGTAACAGATGGTTTAGCAATTACACCTGTGCTTGAATTAGCGCCAGTATATCCGCCGTTTCCGTCGCTAATTACAATATGATTATCGCCAAGTACAACCACCCCGTCTCCGGCTTTAGGAACATATCCATCGCCCTCATCATGCCAAGCACCAGCGGCTCTTGCTGCGTCCATGATAGATGGAACATATCGCGGTACATCCTTACCAAACGCTTGAAGTACAGAGTCAGAGAATAGCTTGCCGCAATCTGTTGCCCATGTACCATCTGCGCCTAACTCGTATGCCTTACCGAGTTGCTCGTTAGCTGCGTCCAGTACGCTTACAGCTTCTCCAGTAACGCCTCCGCTCAATCCAGAAACAGAGCGGATAATATCACGGATATTCTTATTGTTAGCTTCGTACTGGTTCTTGGCAGTTAGCTTATCGATTTCGTATTGACTGCCGTCAATTTGCAGACTTTGTAAAGTAAGTGACCGATACAAATCGGCCATGCGTTCCACTGCACTCGTCAACTTTTCAGCCGCTTGTTGGGCTTTCTTAGCTGCCTGCTCTTGGGCTTTGGCCGCTTTCGCTGCTTCCTCATTCGCTTTATTGATAGCCTCGGTATTGGTTAATCCGCCATTAGCAAGGTCCTCTTTCGCTTTTGCAAGTTCTTCATCGAGTTTCGCTTTTGCAGCATCAGCTTCTTCTTTTTGCTTTAATGCCGCATCGATTCTAGCGCCTTCTTCTTTAGTAGCTAAACGGTCATTCTTTACGAGTCCGAGCCACGCACTATCCTCAATCCAATATCGAGTATCATGCTTATCCATGTAGGCTTGGCTCATACCTGTAGTGGAATTAGTATTCTTGTGAATACGTTTACCGTCAACTTCTACGCCAGTATAAGATGCTTTTGTCTGTTCGTTATATCGGAAATCAAGTAGTGCTTTCCCAGCAAGTCCAATTACTGTAGCCAATGTTACCCACGGCCCTGCAGCCGCAAGTGTGGCTAACCGCATAAATCCGAGTGCACTGGTTAGTGATCGCATAACTACGATTACTGCTCCGGCTTCTGCACCGAATTTAACAATTCCGCCGATAGCTTCCTTTTGCTCAGCGGTCATCGACTCGAATTCTTTAGCAACGTCTAACACGCCTTTTGCGTAGTCATTAAAAACAGGAATTAACTCATGACCGATAGATACTGCAAGCCTTTTCCCTGTATTCTCTAAATCTTTTAATTCCCGATTTAGCTTTGCAGATTTAGCTGCAGTCTCATCGTCGATGATAAGTCCCATTGCTTTAGCACGTTCTGCCACTTTGTCCATCTGTTCGGCGGACATATTAAGCATGGCGTGCATCTGATACCCAGTACGTCCAAAGAGTTCCATTTCGACACGAGTCTTCTCAGCCCCGTCCTTCATCCCTCTTAATCGTTCTTGTATCATCTTGAACACTTCAACGGTATTCTTACCCTTGATATCTTCAAGCGTGTAGCCTAATTTACTGAATATATCGGTACCGAGCTTTCCTTCTGCTCGAGCGACTTCCATTTTTTCCTTGGCCGCTCCGACGTTCTTAGAGAACTTAGCAAATGCACCCGCGCTATCTTCCATAGCAATACCCATGTAATTAGCTACTGCTAATAGTTCACTGGTTTCTTTTGCCGTAGCACCAGTGATACCGGATAATTTCTTAACGGCTACATCCCATTGAATAGCCTCTTTGGCTAATTTGGCACCGATGCCTACAACACCAACACCGGCACCTATCGCCATGAGGTCATTCTTCATTTTGCCAAGGGCGGATTTGGCGCCTTCGGCACTAGCTGTAATTTTCTTGAGTCCTGCTTCCGTATTCTTATCGGTCAGCTGAACGACAATATCAATTAAATTATTGGCCATTCTTGTGCGCCACCTCCAACTCTTTAGCTTCCAAGATTACAAGCAGATCGATAAGGTGCGGTAGTGGCTCGATGCCGTAAGCCTTCGCCACTTCTAACACCGCTGGCATATCGAATCCAGCAATACCACCTGAATGCCAACGTCGCTGCATCCGGCTAGCGTTGTATACTCGCATTGCTTGTCTAGTTCCATCTAATTGATGCGGGGAATTAAACTCACACTCCGAACAGTCAAAATGCTGTTTGGTCTCACGCTGCATCTTGATACAATCAGAGCAATACTTCGGCTTATCGGAGTTAAGCCAAAGTATTGCATCAATTAGTTTTTTTCGATTTCAGCCTTTTTTTCGTGAGTAAACCGCATGGTATCAAGCGCAATTTCCATAAGATCATTGTCAGGTGCTGCATTGATTTCATCTTCAGTTAAGCCGTAGATATGCTGCATAATCCATTGTGCAAGCTCACGAGAACGTAATAGGCGTTCTGTATCCGGTGCTTCTTCCGGAACTGGGGTATACAATGGGTCTAAACCAGATTTAATTAATTCACCACGTTCAGCGAATGTTAAGCCTCTTACTTTGATATCTTCAAATGCCATATGGGCACCTCCTAGTATTGTTCTTGATTATTAACTAAAGTAATGATGGATGCAGAACGGCCGGCATCCGCGCGATAGTACGCCTTGAATGGTAATTCAATATTGACGCCTCGAGGGCCGTCAATGCCTGGAGATTGTCGTTCGTATACAAGCTCAGGCAACTTGAATGTAAGCGACCAGTCGTCTTGTTCAAGTCGTAATTCCAAACTGGATTCCGTACCGTTGACCGCTTTGTTTAAAAGGTCCTTATTTTGGAAGAACGCTTTAATCGTACCGGAAATTGACGCAATACCTGGGTCGATGTATGTTCTAAAACCTTTACCGCCAATAGCGTAAGAGTCGCCGTCCAAGCCAAAATCAAAGTTGATATCACAACTTAAAATATTGGCCACAGTAACGCCACCCTCTTTAATGGTTGCGTTAAGGTTTTGGAACGGTAAGAAATTTACCGTCTTGGCTGCTGCATCGAATGTAGTAGCCGCTAAGGTTTCCTTACAACCCATTACATCCACAGATGCTGTAAGTTCGGAGTCACCGCCAAACTTAAATCCTAATTTACTAACCCGCGCACCCGAAAATTGCTGAAATACGTTAACATCAGGGTAGCCCTGTTCAATAGTTAGCGACGGCATTGTGTTGCCGATTTTAAACACGTGCTCAGACTTCTTATTTGGCGCTTGGCCAGTTGTATTAGAAGTCGGTTGCCCGAATGCAGCTTTTAGCCAGTATCCAATGTCGATTACACCAACAGGCACGGTTAAGCTACCAGACGTGTCGATGTTGCCACGAAATGGCGCTGCAGGATTACGATCACCACGGATTACGGTGGAATCGTTTAAATTTTGACTAGCTTTTATAGAGCTGGATATGATTGGCGTGATTACACCGCCAGTGGATGGTGTTGTACCAAAATCCGCCTCAAACGCAATCGCCACATGGGACTGAGAGCCCTGTGCACGTTTCGCTGTTGCCATATGCATTTCCTCCTTTAATATTCAATATTCCCGCCGATTACATGCGGAATTTCTATAGTAGCTGTTAAACGTCCAGTGAATACTGGGCGCCAATTCATTGAGTCTAATTCATAGTCAATGTCGATTACCGGGAAGGCTGGATTAACCTTACAAATGCATTCAATGATTAACTGCCCTAGGTTATCCGATTCGAGCGCTCCGTCATATCGAATGATATTCTTAACGCGAGTTGCACCTTTATGGACAATACCCCATACAATCATTAACGAGTATGTATAGGTATCAGCAAGCCCTTCGTTTTTACTACTCGGTAGTAATATGATGCAAGGGCAATCTTCTTCAAGCGGTGCTTCGACATCGTCATAGCCGACATACAGTTGCGCCGGCTTTCCGTATTTGTCATTGCAAAATTTAGTCAACGCTTCATCATTTGCTAGGGCTTCAGCCCAACGTTCAACGATGCGCGACAGTGGAATTGTCTGTTGCATCAAATCACCTTACCTTGTAATTACGTCGAGACGCGGATTGTGCCGCCGGTCCATAAATAGCGTAATCGCCTATCTTACCCTCAATATAAGGTTTAAGCTTAGGCTGTAACGCTGCTTTCATAGGTCCATAAGTATGACGTGGCTGAATTTTGAACATCGATTTACCCTTAGGTAAAGGTACACCTGCAGCAAATAACTTCTTACGCATAGGCTCTGTAATCTGCTTAGTGTACCCTTCTTCGATGCGTTCACCTAACCGTTTAGCCGAATTGGATAACCACCCAACTCGAACGGATTGCTTGCCCTTGTCGTATTGATATCCGACTGCATTCGATAGCTTACCTAGAGGACTATAGCCGATTGTCCTGGCGCTAATGCCCATATCGAGTAAGGCATTTCGCGATTTCGAGCCCCAGGCTTCTCGTTCTGCACGTCCTCCGCTTTGGTAAACTTTACGAAGTTTAGCTCCGAATGCTGACTCAAATGCAGCCCGTCGAGCCGGTGCCATGAAGTTAGGATATTTACGTCCACCAGGTGCACCCGACCGAATGCCCTGCTTAATTTCTTTTTGCATCATCCACCCTGTGGATTTTAGCGCTTTACGCATCCAGTCCGGTTTAGTCTCCGCAATGAAATTCAGATACGGAGTAGCCGTGTCTGTAATCGTAATAGGCTCATTATTCATTACGGTCTCACCGCCCTTACGTTATGGACGATTTCCAAACAATACATCGTACCGTCAAAATTGGAAATGTGATCAACGTACCATTTCTCGCCATTGATATACACTTCGTCTTTTGACCGAGGTTCGGGAACATCCTTAGCACGCACCCAAATTTGAGCCTTATCGGCTAGTGCTTTGTCGACGAATCCGGAACCTTTGCCATCATATTCGCCAATCTCCACGCTAGCTTTGATATCTTGGCCTTTGTAGGTGATTCGTTCACCGAATACAGAAAGCAGTGCATTAGGCTTGTATCCTAATTTCATAGTGCATTACCTCCTATGGAGTAGGCGGGCGTATGCCCGCCCTTACATTACTTTTCTACATTAGGTATAAGTGCGACTTCCAACACTGTAGTACCTGGGCGTTTTTCTGTGAGAGCCACGCCTAATACTGGGTTAGTATCCACCTTAGATGCTCGTTTTTGATCTTTGTCGAAATACACGGTATCGCCTACCGCAAAAGAGTCAGATGTTAATGCCGCCACTTCGAAACAACCTGTTACCTTAACTGCACCGATTGTATTGGGGCCAATGTTTGTAATTGCCACACCGTGCATTTTACCGATAGGCACAATGTCCCCTACTTCAATCATTTCAGATGTTGTATTCTTAAAATCGACGCGGTCTAGTTCTTGAATGAATTTAGCCATATCTATTTACCTCCTAATCAATTACTAATTATTTACCAGGATTTTTGTACAAGCCGCGGAAGTCGATTGCTGTTGCGTTGCAATCGATTGCTACTTTGTACTCGATGCCGTCAACCTTGAAGCCTGTTTGCGTTTCTAAACGAGGTGTTTCAACACCGTTTAAATACGTCACTTCGATAGTTTGAACATCTGTAGGACGGGATGCCAAATACCAAGCATGCGGATCCGTTAATGCTGCATCTACAACGATAGTGAATCGACCACTGAATGGGTTGACTGTATCATTGCTACGAGCAGGGTCTACCACAGATTTAACTACTTGATATGCTAATGCTTCGAGCTCAGGTGGAACAATCAAATATGTAGGTGAGATATTCAAATTGCGATTTTCACCAATATGTTTTTGACGACGCATAGCCGCTACACCTGCAGCTAAAGATACAACACTTAACTCGGAGCCTGTAGTTGCCAAGTTCTTACGGTCTGCACTAAACAAGGCCTTTCCGTCTTCTAACACAGTATTGCCGCTTAAAAGGTCATATACCATGTTATTGATTTTATTTTTTGCTGCACGACCGAATTTAGAAGAAATATCGTTAAATACACCCAAATCGTCATTAATAATAGCTTGTCGTGTTAAACTGAACGTACGTCCGAATGTCAATACGCTAACATTCGTACCTGCTTCGCTCATTTGGGAATCCTTGAATTGTCCGCCCTCAGGGACAAGTTTCAATTCAGCTGCTTCGGAAAGTAAAAAACGTTTTGCTGGTTTGAAGTCACGATTACTACCTTTCCCTGCCCAAGTTGCAAATGTAGATGGTGCTGTTTCATAACCTTGCATCAAGGCCTTATTTGCTACATTAGACAACGCGATTGGGAAAGAGGATGTGGAGTTGATAGCTTCACGAGCTAATTCAAATCGATCGGAGTAATTAACAGTTAGACCTTCACGAACTATAGACTCACGTGCTAATTCCATCAAGGACATGGAACGGAGTTCATCTGCACCAGGTGCAGGATTTGCGACTGGGATACCCACAGACATCATCAAAGCGTCCTGCATAGCCATGCGGAACTTATCAGAATCTGCTTCACCGACTTTAATGGATACTGGTTTATTACGTTCGCGCAACGCATCCATTACAACCTCACGAACTTCGGCAACAGATTTGCCAGATTTGATGAATTCATCTACGCCATCAACTTCAAAGTCACGGCACAAACTTGTGATTGTAGATACGCGTTCACGTTCTGCCGCAATCAACTTTTTAGCATCATCTGCATTAAAACCTTTAACTCCGGACTCTGGTACTTCCGGTACTACTTGTGGCACGTTTTGCTCAGTGCCTTTTGCTTTTGCATCACCTTTCATAGGTTCCTCCTCATTATCATCTACACTTCTGCCTACCCCTACACTTGGATCCGCAGGGACGGACACAATACTAATTTCCAACGGCTCCCAGTCTGTGATTACATACGCTGGGCCAGTAAACCGACCATTGGAGCTTTTAGAATCGGAATCAATTAATTCCTCGTATCGGCTTATGGAATATCCGACACTCACGCCCTGTAGCGTGCCTTTTAACACCTTTTGATAAATCTTTTCGGATTCATCGTCTTCATCAAATCGAACAATCGCTTTGCCACGATTGTCTTCAATCCACACATTCTCAATGTGTCCGACTACGGCATCACGATCATGATTGAATAACACTGTGCCTAAACCGTTATTAAATCGGTCTAGGTTAATGCATCCGTCGTCATGACACAATATCTCTGTTCCGAACCATCTTTCATATGGCTCTTCAGAGGAAAATGACAATTCGACGGTACGATCATCGTTCGCTTCGATATTTGTAATTTGCGCCTCTCGGGCATATTTACCTAAGAGCTGCTTTGCAAATTTCCCCACTAGCTATCATCTCCTTTCATATCAGTGGTATTATCATCCGCTAGATTTGTTATGTCCCCATTCATATCAAGGGCAACACCCAATTCCTTAATGCGGTCCTGTTCCAGCTTCCGCTGTTCAAGCACTTCTTCCCAGTCCTTACCAGATGCACTACATACGTCCTCGAGCGTTGTGAGTCCTGCCTTAATAGCTTCCTTGTTAGCATTAACTTCCTTAACTGGGTCAATCCAAGACCAGCCTGGAGCTAACCACGCTACTTTTTTATAAAGTTTTGGGTTCGCTGCATAATCATTGGCCGGGATAATACCCTTCAGGTAGCATGCTTCAATGAAAGCCCGCCATACAGGCATACAAAAATGCTCAATTATAAAACGCTGCATCTGCTTGAATGATTGCTGGTCCTCCAGCATATTCTGCCGAGCTGCGGAGAAGTTACCACTAATGTTGCGCGTCACTATGTCCGCGCTTAGACCCATGCCCGACGCTATGCGTCTTGTTTGAGTCGCTGAGTATTCTGATGCGGTTCCTGCATTTCGCTTAGGCTCCGCAAACGAAATAGATTCACCTGCGCGTAGATGTTGGATAATCCCTGGTGCCATCGATCGGACTTTCTTGCCTTTACTGTCAATCTTATTTGCAACCATCGGGGCACTTCCAGTACTACTTGTTACAAACGCACCGAAACAGGCGGCTACACGAGCCGCTATAAGGTCAGCATCCATATATTCATCTACGTCGTGAATACGCTTTAATACGAGTGCTAACATACTAACCCCGCGCAGTTCACTAGGTCTGCGAGGCTTATGTAATAGAAAAGCCCTATTACTTGGCAGCCTTGCCTCGTTAAACGACCGTATTCCTAACGGATCTGTTTGGAATACGTGATAGGCTATTGGCCTTCCGTATTTGTTAACTTCCACGCCATTAACAATACTATTGCCATTCTCACTTACCGATACGGCTCCGATATTCTCGCCCTCGATAAACTGTAATGATAGCGGTATATCTGCACCTTCGTAGGTCATGTTAACTAGGATTTCCCCATCATAGACCATTCGGCGTAGAGCCATTTCCTGTAATTCATAGAACGTAGATATTCCTCGAATATCGGCGTTCTCTTTATCTACCCAGTCAGCCCAAGCCTCCTCAATTTTCTTATTGAGTCTTTCATTTAGCTTTCCTGCGCGGGTCTTGATTTTGCACTGTGGCTTTATTCCGGTACCTACTACGTTCCGAAGTAGCGCCAAAACGACACTTTCAGCAAGATCACTGTTAAGTTCTGCTGCACGTGCACGGCCACGGATTAAATCACGTTGTCCAGATGCTACCTGTTCGGCTGTACCAAATACAGGCATCCAGTCTCCACTTAATCGGTCTGTTGCTGCCGCATCATATCCACGTTCAAGCGAACTACGGAAATATGCTCTACGGGCAGCTCGTTCCGGATTGAAATAGGCTATTACCTTATCAAGAATATTCATCGTCGCTCCCATGACACGTAGGATGTCGTGTTATTACCTTCCTCATCATCAACGCGAGCCATTAACTCACGCTCACGGGCATATAATGTCGGCAGATCATGCGTTTTAAATCGCTTACCACCTACAGACATCTCGGCATATCCGTTCGTCTCAATTTCCTCGATTATCGTTCGAATACGTTCCAAGTCTTCTCTTGCGCTCATGGTCTCACCTCCTTCTTAGCTAAACCAACCTCGGCTATCTGCATTAAAGTCTTCATCATCCGTATCTTCGTCCTCCTCATCGGTATCCAGATTATATTCAGGTAAGTATTTAACACCTACCGAATCCGCCACCATGGCGTTGTATACACACGTATCCAACAAATGATTCGTTGGGTGACTGGTTAACGGTTTCCATTGCACTGTAACTGCCCCGGTCTTTACATTTCGGATTTCTTGCTTTTCCTCCGACCGGAGATGCTCCGAATATTCCTCCGGGCAATCCTTAAATAAATGGATTGTGCCAGCCTCATTGGCCGGGCGTACCATACGTGCAAATATGAAGTCCTTCCAGTAATCGGTATTCACTACGTACAGCTTCATACCACCGATGACGCCCTTCTCGATGCTGCTCATCTTATACGGCGGAGCTAGAGGACTATGCGACGAATCACCTTTAACTGGCACACATACTTCTGGGTACTGCGCACAGTACTGATATACTTCGTCTGTTCGGTAGCCACTATCGATACCGGCCCTCACAATCTTACGAGCCTCACCATACTCTGATGGATATTCTCTATCAATGAGTATCTCGGTTAAGTCTGCCCAACTACTTGCTTGACCATAATCAACTAAGTAACTTGATACGCCATGAGCGTAGGCCCTAACTTCCCACCAGAAATGATCTTGCTGCACATCGACAGACGCAATGAGTAGTGGCGCATGTTGGGGCACAATACCGCGAGGAACTTCCGATTGTGTAAACACGAGGTTCTGTGTGCTTTTAGTTTTCGCAGATTTCCACGGCTCCGCTAACCACGAGTTGATAAAGTTCATCAACTCACTGGGCTTATCCTTTGATTTAACAAACTCATACGCCACATCACCAAAGGTAACCCAGGGAGAATAAAGGGATGACAGATGATAGGCTACCGACCGGGTAACTCGGACTTGTGATTCATTCACAGTCCGCCATTCGCCTTGCCGGAGCATATCCATCTTGTGCTTATCATCAATACGGTGCTTACAATGTTCGCACTCATAATATGCGGTATCACGTATCATATCCGCATTGCCATGGTGTTCCTCCGGCCATTTTATCTGTTTGAATTTGAGGGTCTGCGACACCCCGCAATGCGGACATGGCACGAAATACTGCTTACGTTCATTTGCGTCCATATATGACTGCCAAATATTGCCACTTTCAATCGTAGGAGTTGATACTCTTACAATCTTCTTATCAACGAATGTCTTGGTACGTTCCTCAGCCAACTTAATCGGATTCGCTTCCTTGCCGGAGAAAGCTGGATACTTATCAATTTCATCAAAGAATAAGTACTTAATTGACCGACTTGATAAGCTGCTTGGTGAGTTCGCCCCGACAAGCACCATGTAGTTCCCATTAACGAAGTCTAACTCCAGCAGCTTACTGCCTTCGTCATATATATTCGCAAGCGGCTCTACGCTCCTAATCATCGGTTGTACACGTTTATCGCTAGCGAATTTCGCGATAGTATCCGTCGGATACACCATCATGACTGGTGATGCAGTTTGATGTAACGCATATCCGATCATATTGAGTTCGGCTTCCGTCTTACCTATCTGCGCCCCGAAACATAACGAGATGCTTTCAATAAGAGGGTCTGTAAATTTGTCCATAAGTTCCTTGAGATAAGGTGTCCGCGCTGTACGCCATCGTCCAGGTTCAGCAGATATATTAGTCAGTACCCTGTACCTATCCGCCCATTCCGAAACGGTGTATCTTTCAGGTGGCTTGAATGCTTCCAGTTCCTCGGGGAACCAGTCAACCTTTGGTCTTTGCTTTTCCCGCGGCTTTGAATTTCGGCGTGTACTCGCCTTCGCGTGCGTAGCTTTCGAGGTATTCTTCGACAAGGCCATTCACCACCTTTTCTACACGAGCACGTTCCTCAGGATCCGTGAACTCACTTCCGATACGCTTACCTAGTTTGGTAAAGGATGTCTTTAACTCCAATATTCGATTAGCCCATGCTTGCGCCACATCGGCACGAGGGACATATTCGCCATTTAGCACATCTAGCATTTTCTTTTCACGCGCAGCCTTTGCTTCTTTATAATCTGCTTCGGCTTCTAACTTACGAGTTGATGCGGATTTGCTTTTAGCGTTATCACCTTTCGCCTGCCCTAAATATACGAGGACTTCTCGGAGATTCCACCAACCTACAGAGGCTTTAGGCATTCCTGCTTTATGATGGCGAGAAATAATTTCCGGAGTGACCCGCAAGAGGTCACATAGTTGAGTGCTAGATACGAGCAGATTGCCCGCAGCATCAAATTTCACTCTCGGTTTTGTGTCCGCCATAGGTGTACTCCTTTCTTAAATCGTCTTTCTACATTCAACAGGAAAATTTTTCTCACAGAGAGAGGGCCATCGCGCGGGGGCGACCAGCGGCCATTTTTCGCCCGCGGAGTACCTTTTCCAAATTTTCATTTTTCTCAATTAGGAATTATCATTGATACTCAATAAGAAAAAGGGTAGACCTCAACTAAGTAAGGTCTACCCCGGGGCAGTGCAGCAGGCAGACATATTGTGCGGGCCAGACACTGCCTGCTATCTACTACATTTACATTATATTAAATTAAGAGTGTGCCATTCTATGCCATCTTTTCAAATTCAGCTATTGCTTTCTTGTGAAGTCTGTGAACTTGTCGCCACGAATACCCTAGCTCGACAGCTATCTGCTCCCATGGCAATGCATTAATGTATCTGAGATTCAGTACATCCCTGTATTGTCCGTCAGTTATTTGGTTGATGACTTGCTTGACCTTGTTTCGAGAATCAATCAATTCATCCCATTCTCTGTTCAGCTCCTCCCTACATTCTTGTAAGTGCATACTGATTCGTGGCATAGCATCTCCCGATTCACATATCTGTATAGCTTCTGAATGTAAATCTCGGTTAATCGCACTTAGCTGAATCTCTAACGCACGCATTCGCTGCTCAGTATGACGGACAGCTTGTAGTTCTTCATTAGCCATCATATGCGATAGTCCCCATATTTACTGATAATCATCTGTGCTCGTAGTAATCCGTCAATGTATCCGCTTTCACGAATTCTATCATCTAGCATAGGTGATCTCAGTTGTCTATTGCGGGCTCGTATGATGGCAAGACTTAAATCTGACTGTATGGCACCTACAATCACATCTGCTCTGCTTCTACGCTTTTGCATCCTTTACCTCCATACGTTCGACAATATCCTCGATGGCTTCTACCATATCCGCTTTGCATTGTTCGACAGCAGTAAACATCTCTTCGCACATGGCGTACGCATCATCACTCAGGTCATCATCTAATCTCTCAGCAACATTATCCTTGAGATTATCTACAACCTTAACTATATCCATGACAAGATGATACGTGTCATCTAGATAGTGCCCTTTGTTAATTAGTAGTCGCTCGACTTTTGTCATACTGTTCCCTCTTTGCAATTTCCCGATTTAGATACCAACGGGCTTTTTTCAAATCCTTAATAGCATCGTCCTTATGACCAGCTCGGGATACATACTTCACTACATTACCCAATCGATACCCAAGTTTCTTGTCTTCGATGTAATCGATAACCTCGATATCTCCTTGTGTATAATGGCTTGGGTGGTTTATATCATCGCATTGACTAATTATGCGATTAGGGGATTTATCTGCTATAACTTTACCCATATGTATCCCAAATTGATTCGTTACTTTTCCCAAATGCCTAAATCTTTCATCGGCTATATATCGCCCTAATTCCTCGCTAGCTGATAACTTAATAGGTGGCGGCGGGGGATTATTGGGTCTCTCATACAATCTACCCGGGGTCAGCCCCAATGCAGCCATGTATTTTCGATTATCAAGATATTTATCAACGATATCTATAGCTTGAATAATCGTGTAACTCACTATTACCACGATGGCCCCGATTAATCCTGCCATTATAAATTGATCCATATTAATCATCCTTTCTGTATTTATCAATTCTCGCTTTTAAGCTTTGCAACACATATTCCTGCGCCCGGTCCTTTTGCGCTAGCGCATCCATCATATCCTCATCACGAGTTCCCTCACATATTAGATGATGGATAATTACCTTCTCCATTTGACCTTGGCGATGTAACCGCTTATTAGCTTGTTGATATAACTCAAGACTCCAGTTTAACCCGAACCATATTACGTGGTTACCGCCGTCCTGTAAGTTAAGCCCGTATGCCGTACTAGCCGGATGTGCTAATAGAATATCAATCTCTCCAGCATTCCACGCTATCTCATCATCGGCCCCCTTTAACTCACAGACTCGTAATTTAGTCTTAGCTAATGCTGCTTTTAACCGTTCACAGTCATGTTTAAAGTTGTAAAACACTAATGCAGGCTTGCCGTTTAACTGTTCTACAAGCTCCATAAAAGCCTCAATCTTACAGCCGTGTATCTCGTGAACGTTTCTGTCGCCATCATATACAGCGCCGTTCGCTAACTGTTGTAGCTTTGTGGATAATGCTGCTGCACTCAAAGCTGTGATATCTTCGCCGGCTTCAATCAACTCTAATACAGATGTGCGCTCCATATCTTCGTAGGCTTTTTTGGCTTTCGCATCTAACTGCACATATTTAATATCGTTGATTACTGGAGGTAATTCCAAATAGTCATCAGCTTTCATGGATATGCATAACCCAGATATTGCCGCCATGATACTGTCATTTGAATCGGATTTAGGTTTATAGGAGTACACCATTTCGCGTGACCTCTGATCAGGCTCGAAATAGTAATCTCTAAATCCTGTGTACGTTTTACCTAACGACTCACCTCTGTCTAATAAATACACTTGCGCCCATAGGTCGATTAATCCGTTAGGGGCTGGTGTACCAGTTAACAACACCATACGCTTGATATGGTTATACATATAGGCTAATGACTTAAAACGCTTAGCTGTGTGGTTTTTAAAGGAACTAGATTCATCCACAACTACCATGTCAAACGGCCATGCATTCTTGTAGTAATCAACTAACCACGTTACATTCTCGCGATTGATGATGTAGATGTCAGCAGGTGTGTTTAAAGCCTTAATACGCTTTTTCAAGCTGCCTAATACAGTAGATATCCTTAATATACCTACGCCGTCCCATTTTCGTGCTTCGCGTTGCCATGTAGCCTCCGCCACTTTCTTAGGCGCTATGATTAGCACTTTACGAATGGCGAATCGGGAGTACTTCAATTCGTATATAGCAGATAACGTGATAATCGTTTTCCCTAAACCCATATCCAGGAATAACCCTATCCTATTTTGATTAACGGTCTTGTCGATACAATATCGCTGATACGCATGCGGAATAAACTGCATTACGCTTTCACCCCAAATTCTTCTATGAATTGATCCAGATAACCAGCCACGGCATCATCACCTTTTAACACAAATACTTTTTGATTTAGCTTTTGAAGTTCACGCGCTTGGACTCCCTGCAATCTCGAAAGTACACCTTTGGATGTCTTCAATTCTACGAAATGAATAACACCATTTGGCCATATGACGATTCGATCAGGCACACCGATATTGCCAGGGGATACAAACTTATATGCTTTACCTCCCGAACGTTTGACGCCTGCAACTAATTTTCTCTCGATATCCTTTTCTAACATTTCTCACCTCTGAAATTTTTAAACGTTAACATGTTTACATACGCGTATATGAGGGTTCAAATTAAGGCTGTAAAGGGCGTATTTTTTCTTAAAACTCTTTGTTTTGATATTTACCAGTATATAATGTTAACAATGTTAACCAACCTATATGAATGTAGATAAATACTGACTTTATGCGTTAACATAGTACGTTAACATTCTCCGAATTCGTTAACATTCTAATGTTAACAAAAATACTGAGAATGTTAACGCTTAATTGAGAATGTTAACGCTATAATTTCAGTTTAGACTCGTTGATTCTGAACCCTCTTTGATGTCCGTATTCACCAAATCTCATTAACTGACTTCCGCCCATTGTATATGGGGAGTCCGCCAGTATTTGATTAATTTCCCTGGTCTCGATCTTCTTCATGCGACTTGGGTCGTTACCAAAACATTCCCACCATACCTCTGCCGCACAAATACGGTCACGATATACTAACTCTTGACCCTCGGCAGGTTTAGCATTCATGCTAAGGTACGTCCTCCGGGCGCTCCGACTCATCACATTCCAATTTAAAGGTACCTTAATTAATAAAAACTCATTAATCAGTCCTGCTTTGGTGTTTGATTCCATATGCGCCTCTCTAGCCGCATCAGCCAGTTTTAGTACATTCGGGTCATCCTCGATAATGAGGCTTTCCCCGCTTTTATACCGATACAAAGCCTCCGCCCATAACTGGTCAACTTCTCCCGGAAGATTAACAAATATGTTCTTTCGTGGAGTCGTCATTTCAAGATCAATAGGCCAAAATCGGCGATTGCCTGTGATGTCTTTTAGGAACTCATACTGATTCGTACTGCCAAAAAATACACACTGCCGTGGATATTCTTGCGTACGTCGGCCATAAGCCTGACGAAATACATCTACTTGACGACTTAGGAATTGCTTGGATGCATTTTCTTCAGCCCTCGAATACCCAGCCATTTCACCGGCTTCTATGATCCATTTACCTTGAATACCTTCTGCAGCTTCCTTACCCTCAAAGGTATTTAAGCCATCAGCGTACCACTTCTTGCCCATCGTGCGGATAAGAGTACTTTTACCGATACCTTGACCGCCGATAAGAATTGGCATCGTGTCATACTTGCATCCAGGCTCAAACGCTCGCGCTACTGCCGCCGTAAATGACTTTCTAGCAGCTGCACGGGTATACACATTATCCTCAGCCCCTAAGTAGTCGATGAATATGGTATCTAATCGGGCGATGCCGTCCCAGGATAACCCGTTAAGGTAATCCAGTACTTCATTAAATCCATTTTGCTCAGCGCACATAATGAGGGCATCCATGATTTTATCTTTTCCGGTGATATCATACTTATTTTCTAGGTACCACCGTAAGCCCGCATCATCTGCGTCTGTCCATATGCGAAGTCCTGGTGTTGGGTTCCATGGTAGGGCCCCTTTTGCCACGTATCTCGAACCAAATCTATCATAGGCAAGTCTACCGACAAGCGCCGGATCATGGTGCATGATTTTAAGCATGTTATCTAGTGTGTTCTTAGGTCGACCATTCTCGTCGTACTTTAAAGTCGAACTTTTCATCCAGTCGACGTTCGTTAACGCATTAGGGTCAAGGTCGGATGTCTCAGCGTGAGCCGATACATCCGTGATAATATCAGCAAATACATTTGATGCTGATTCTCGGGCACGGGCCATGTTGAGTTCGTTAACGACTACCGTATCTTGCATAGCTAGTTTAGACATAGCCATGTAAGATGGCAGCTTATGCCCAGGTGTCCCATCCTTAGCAGTCTCGTCTAAGCTGTGGAACTTATGCAGCCGGATAAGGTCAAAGGCATTAACTAATTGACCACTACACGGGTCAGTATTATGGTGACTGAACAGGAATGTATCGTCATCATATATAACTGCCCCGGCTACCGTTGAGCCAGTAACGAACGTTAAGCGGTCCTCGCTGCCGTCAACATCGACGTATGCATGAGGTATGAATTTATCAATCGCCTCACGGATACCATATATTCGACAAAAGGCACCTACGATACCTGGTTTTTCTCTCGGATCAGCTTGCTTTGCAAGTAGCTGCTTTTCATGCTGCGATGCTTCCTTACCTGGGACTTGTGGCCAAGAACGCACATCTCGCCAATCAGTATATTGGCTGAGAATACCGTCAGCAGATAAGAACGCCTTATCGCCTACATAATATACATATTGCGCATCATTCGGGCATGATGGCCAATACATGAGCCGAGAAGCTTCGAACGTAGTTCCATCCATCATACCAATGCCGATGAGCTCTGCCAGCTTACGGGCGATAGGCTCATACTCATCAGGTGTCATCGTTCTATCAGTAGGGACGATAACACGTAACCGTGGACGATGCACAGTGTGAGAACGGGTTGAGTATATGACATAAGCCATGCCTAGGCTGTCAATCGTGCGAGCGACGTTCTCAGTTTCCCCAGGCGATATGGCATCCATATCAAGAGTAATCAGGTCACGTCCAGACACGTTAATAGCTTTACGTTGTAGACCGTTTAACGTACCACCAACAAAGCCGCCTATGTCCTTTAGCTTACTTTTCTCGGATTTTGGCAATCTATGGTATTCGTCCACGGTTTCTGTTGTACGAACGGGGATTTTGAGGCGCTCACAAAACTCGGACCATAACATCTCCGTACGGGTCCATTGCTTTGATGTGCGACTCGCACCGATACTGATGGTAATCAGCTTATCGTTTTGCAAGTGTATCCCCTCCTAATCTTTCATGTAATAGTCGTTAGTAAATCCTGCGGATGATAATAGTAGCCCATCTGCCCAAGGTATGGCGATTGAGAATATAGCGTTAACATCATCCAATGTTGATTCTGCGTTATCCTTATTGATTTCAAGTACAGCTTCGTCATGGATGTGCATGATAATTTGATATCCTACATCCTCCAATCGGCGCAGCGTCAATGCTAAGCAATCTCGAGCGACTGCTTGTGTGATGTTTTCGACTAATTTGCCTCCATAGGTGCTTTCAGTAACCCATGCAGCGTTTACTTTAGTCTTAAAATGTACAGCATCCTTACCGAATGCATTTTGCTTAATGCTTGGGCTAGGATAAAATAGCTTACGTCCGCTAGGTAGTTCAATCGTCATATAACGGTATCCATATATTGGATCAATTTCCAAACGGAACATAATGCCGTGGTCAAGGCCTATAGGATTCCCGGTAGTAACGGTGTACACGGCCGCATTCTCAACGGCATACCATAAATCTCGTATTCTAGGCGATGCGTTGCGCCATAAATTTACGATTTCAGGTAATTCCTCCTCATGGAGTCCCATATCAAGAGCTCCCATAGCTTTTAATGCATTCACTCCGCCTTGATAGCCGAGTGCCAATTCAGCGACTTTGCCCTTTTGTCTAAGGTGACCATTCTCGCCATGCTTAACAACGGGAACACCAAACATCGATGATGCGGAAGCACAGTATATATCTCCGCCCTCAGCGAATACACGTTGGCGCCAATGTTCTCCCGATAACCAGGCGATAACACGAGCCTCAATGGCCGAGAAGTCTGCCACACATAATGTATTGTCCTTTTCAGCAATAATTGAGGTACGAATTAATTGAGATAGCGTATCCGATACATCGCCGTATAGAAGTTCTAACCCTTGACGGTTTTTGGTTTTAACGAGATGCCGAGCCGTGTCAAGATTCTCGATGTAATTTCTCGGTAGGTTTTGCACCTGGATAAGACGACCCGCCCAGCGTCCGGTACGGTTGGCGCCGTAGAATTGCAATGTTCCTCTGAGACGAAGATCAGCGCCCATAGCACCATCCATCATGGTGTATTTAGATACCGATGACTTAGCTAGCTTTTTACGAATCATGAGTACTTTTGCGGCAACGTCATCAGCATCCATCAGAGCATCAGCCACAGTGTCCTTAGTTAACTTTTCAAGACTGACATTAGTATTATTATTTAGCCAATCAAGTAATTGATTCCGGCTATTAGGGTTACTAAGTCCCGTGATTTGATAAGCCTCATTCATCAACATTTCTCGATTTTCCTCATCAATGTATAAGGCACCCTCAACCAATTCATGGTCAATGCGTACACCTCTACTATTGATTTGGATATCCAGATACCAATCTTTCCACGTATCATCAGGTACGGGGAATGAGGCTAATCTGTGATAACATTCCATCTCAGTGATAACGTCCTGGCGGTTGTACTCGACAAAAGCATTCCATTTATCCATATCGTGCCTAGGTAGATTACGGGTACGGCCCCCATTACGTTTAGTAGGCTTGCATGGTGTACAAAAGTACTTGATGAGTGCTTTGCCTGATGTGTCCTTTTTCTTATCCTGAGGTAACCCCAGGGCCTTGCCGAGTAAGGCTAGGCCCATAGGGTATCCTAAGTAGGCACCGTGAATCATCGTGCACTGCCACTGATCAACAGATGTGAGTAAACCTGCACGATTTAGACACGTAATTTCAAATTGTGCATTGTAAGCGTGCTTGATTACATCTGGGTTTAATAAATCACGAATTACACTGTCAGGAATTACTCCTCCCTGCGCTAAATCTACAACTTCAACAGGACCAAAGTCGTAGGAATACGCAAATAGTAATATGGCGAAATCAGGCGATTCAGTGTATTTGTACACTCCGAATGAGATATCAGTCGATGAATATGTTTCTATATCAATACTTAGATGCCTCATATCAGGCACCTATTAGTAAGGTTGACCAGTTACAGGGTTAATCCCTACAGGAGCTTGTTGTACAGATTGCTGAGGTGTCGTAGCATATGCCGGTTGTACATAACCCTGTTGAGCTGCTTGTTGTTGCACAGGTTGACCTGCTACTGGAGCACCGGTATAAACATTAGCCGCACTACCTTGAGGTGCACCAAATACAGAGGATGCTGCAACAGGCATGCTACCCAACGCTTCGCCATCGCGTACTTTTTGAACAGGGCCCAAACCACATCCGATACCAGTGGATTGATTGGAGTAGAAGAAGAATCGAACGAGTACATTGACATACATGCCGGAATATACTTGTGTAGGATTTGTGAGAGGATTACCTTGAAGATCTACTACTTCAACTTTATAGCTAGCATCTTGCGCTGCTGTAAACACCCAATGACCTTTACATTCAGGACCAAACTCCTTACCAGATTGTGTGTATTCATCGCCGTCATGAATTGGTACTTTAGGCTGTGCTGGAACACGTGCGCCAAATTTAGTACGAGCTGATTGGATAGCAGCTTCGATAGCATTCATAAGTGCTTGATGTTGAGCTACATCAGTTTTAGGTAATAGAATAGTAGCTGAATATCTAGGTTTAGCACCAGGCTGTGTGGAATTAGCCCAAGGTTCTAATAGATGGCAGTAGGATACGCGAACATTTTGCAATAATACTTCAGTTGGTTGTGGAACGAATGACATAATTAATTACCTCCATTATTATCATTAGATACATTAAATATTTGCGCCGCAGTAGGTTGATTGGTAATCCGAGGGCGCTTATCGGATTCCTCAACTAGGGTAGGCTTGCCTGCTTTCTTAACTATCATGTCGCCTACCATATCATTAAATTGGGTCTTACCGATGGTCTTTTCCATCTGTGCCAATGTTAATGTCTTACGTTCATACAGAATGCTTTCATCAATACCTGCTTTGATTAAAGTATCAATAGCAGCATCGGTGTCTTGAAAGGCTCGACTACCACGACCCTCTACGGCTTTCCAGCCAGGGACTGTCACCCCATTAAGAGATTCAGTGAGTGCGTAGTCTTTCATATCCTCGAGCCAAGCAGCGACGTCTTTCCCTCGACGAAGATATTCACCAAGTTCTGTCATCGAGATAAGTCGAGGATCATGATTAGCAACTAGCGCACTGTGCAATGAGTCGTTTGCATCATATCGGGCTTTGCACTGTTGTTTTGCCCTGCAGAATCTGCACCAGTCGCCGGGTTCAAATTTACCATTGCCAGATATAGCCTCGTCTGCACGAGGTTTGACGAATATATTACCCCAATCCAGTAATTCTGCTGTAGGGATTTCCCATTCGCTGATATTATTAACACGGGGCTGCACGATAGTCATTTTGACCGTATTGAACATATAGAGTAATCTATACGCATCAATCGCGCCGAGGGCGTATAGCATCATTTGCGGATTGTTTTCCGCATCAACGACTACCCCTTTTCCGTGCTTATAATCAACGATGTGCAAGATGTCCCCGGATAGGATGATACAGTCAGCCGTGCCGAATCCATCGGGTACATAACGACTAAAATCAACGCGTTTTTCAATAGCCACTACAGGAGTTGCCGTGCAACCTAACATAACACCTTTGACATATTCAAGGTATGTTTCCGAGGTATCGTCCATTTCTGGTTGCCACAATTCATCCTTTTTGATTTTGTTGAACTTGCGAGTGTATGTGGATTTGGCCATGGCCGTGGTATACTTCTGTAGTTTTAACTCACACAGTTCGTGTGCCAGGGTTCCTTCCTTTGCATACACAGATGTACTATCGGGAAAGTTCTCCTCTAGAAGAGGGGCGGCTGTACAATGCAGCCACCGGTGCGACCCCGATGCGTTTAATAATGCATGTGATCGAGGTGCCATTAGATTCTTGCCCCCAATCCTCTAATTGCATTTACTAATTCAGGGTATCTGTCCTCAGGTACTTCACCCAAGTATTGAACACCGAATTGTGCCATTAATTGTTGCAATTCTACAGCTTTTCCTGCGTCAAGTAATGGTGCAAGTGCCGCTTGAATTTCAGGCAATGTATATTTCTTAACTTCCTGAGATACTGGAGCAGTAACAGGTGTTTGCACAGGTGCGGTAACTGTTTGTACCGGGGTATCAGTTGCCACGTTGACAGTTGGTGCCGTAACAGCTACTTGAGTAGGAGTAACTTGTACAGCTGCATTAGGTGCCGTCATGGATATGGAGTTTGGTTGCGCAGCTACTGTTGTAGTAGGTACACCTTGATTTGTATCTTGCGGAGCTAGATTAGATACGCACATGGACGGTGTTGCTACTGTAGATACCACTGTATCTACTATGCCAGGGGCTCTATCATCCATTGCTCTATCGCTATCTACAAAACTTTTGAATTGATTTAACACAGCTTTTAGCTGATTATATACATCTAGTACATTAACTCCTTGAACTTCAACTTTAATCATTCTTTAACTCCTCCTGAATATTAATAATTGATTGGTTGTAATACGATTCTTTTAATTCAAAACCTAAAGCCCTACGGCCCATACGAAGTGCCATAACTGGGACAGTCCCTATACCGGCAAATGGATCAAGTACGATATCATTCGGATTACTCCACAATTCGATGCATCGCGCCACCGTATCTAGCTGTAGCGGGCATATGTGACGTTCATCCTTATTGTCACGAGCTGCTTTATAATTCAGCGTATGCGTTTGGCGGATATCGGCCCATACGGGATTAGCATATCGGCGCCATACTTGATGACTATACATAGGCTCCGTATTGTATTTTTGCTTTTTATCAAACAAATCTGGATCGGGCGCAGGTCTTTCAATTCCTTTGATTCCCTCAGGTTCCTCTTGACCGAAAAACTGGGTAAACCCTTCTGGATGCGCGATGGGCTCCGGATTGTCACCAGGTTTACGCAATGTCACGATGTAATCAGGCGCCCCCATTCTACACATGGCAGAATCCTTTACAATTTGCTTATGTAAAAGCCCTAGAGCCTTTGTCCGAGTAGCCTCAATGAGAGGATCTTTCCAAATCGTGACACGAGAATGCATCACGAATCCAGCATCCTGAAAGGCTCGAATAACGTCACCAGGAAAGTCTTTCATTCCGATAACACCGTCCCTGGATTTCGTGAGTGGTAAATCCATACAATGAACTGATACTAATCGTCCAGGCATTATTACACGATGTAATTCAGTAATTAAATACTTGAAGTGCTGCCAAAACTCGCTATCAGTAGATGAGTTGCCCATATCTCTATCAGAATTAGAGTAGACATACAAACTACTAAATGGAGGGCTAAATATAGAGTAATGAACACTATCATCAGGTAGCCCTTTCAGCACTTCTACTGAGTCGCCATTATAAATTGCAAATCGGGACTCAATTAACTGATTTAGCACGTTCACGTTGTAGGTCCTCCTTTGCTTTCTTATTTAGCGCTTGCAGCGTTGCGACTCCAGCAAGAGCGGCTATACCTTTATTCATACCTGCATCAATAGCTAATTTAGTTAATTTGGCTGCTTTTAACCCATTGATGTGGATGACTCTTATGTTATGATCCTTAGCATAAGCTAATTCCAAGTTGCACCCGGTTGAGTTCTCCCAGCCGTTGCACATTACGATTGCATCGCAGCCACTTAGAAGGTCAATACACCAGTTTATGCCGGTATCATAATCGACCTTATTGTACAGATGCCCAAACATATGTATAGGTGAAAGGAATATGTTATGCGTATCACTGCCAAAAGGTTCCTTTATTGGAAATACACCCATATCTTCCTGCAGCCACTTTAATACGGAGTCAGCATTCTTTTTGTTTTTAGCCAACCCTCCGAATGGATGGCTAACGTAAATTTTAGTCATATAACAGCCCTCATTTCTGCCCAGTTAGGTAACACCATCGGCACACACGGATTGTATTCCGTTGATTCCCGTCTAGTTTTAGATAATTCAGTACGAACAGCGTCACGGGTTAACGCAATCATAGCGTCCCTCATTTTTATAGCATCCGCTTCCTTACGCTCGATGTTCGCCTTAACAGCGCCCTCTTTTTCAGAAATTACAATATATGCGTTCACCTCATGCTTTTGGCCAAATCGCCAGCATCGACGAAGCGCTTGATAATACTGTTCATAGCTATCAGACAGCCCGACAAATATCATGTTGTGGCAGTTTTGCCAGTTCATTCCGAATCCAGCGATACTTGGTTTTGTTACCAAGCATTTTAGGAATCCAGAACCAAAACCTAACATCATGCCCTGTTTTCGAGTTGCCTTATCACTACCTTTGACATCCTCTGCGAGATCAATCATTTCTTTCAAAGTAGTCGATTCATCATTAAGGTCGCACCACACTAGCCATTGCTCATTAGATGCATTGACTAAATCAGCTGCTGCTCTGCATCTTGATTCAAGAGATGCTTTGCGAGCCCTGCGGCGTTCCAGTAAGGATAAAGTAGGGACATCTTCGCCAGTTTTATCAACTACGATTTCATGTACTTGTAACTCAGGCAATTCATAGCCATCATCTTCATACCCCAGGGATGCCGGGTTGTCTAACACGACTGCCCATGACGCCATCCATTCCCAAAAGGTATTCTCTGCATGACCTTTTAATCGCCATTTAGCGGTATCGCTACCATCGTGCGTGAAATACATAGATAACATCTCATTACGGCTCATGATGCCGAGGAACTCCGCATGATTACCAAGCTCCATATAGTCATTCGGTGCAGGTGTTGCCGTACATGCCAACCGATATGGTGTATTACTGAATCGATTTATTAAATCCGTACGTACTTTACCAGTAAATGACTTTAGGATACTCGATTCATCAAGCACGACACCTATCAGATTGTCGGTATTAAATCGACCCAATTTCTCGTAATTCGTAATATTAACGCCTGGCACAATATCATCATCAGATTCGCATATAGTCACAGGAATATCGAAACGTTCACCCTCGGACTGTGTTTGAGCGGCCACAGCTAGTGGTGCTAATATGAGAACTGATCCACCTGTATGTAGATAAATCTCATACGCCCAGGACAGCTGCATTAAAGTTTTACCTAATCCGCAATCTGCGAATATGGCAGCTTTACCTTTTGCCAAGGCCCATTTAACGATATCTCGTTGGAAGTCAAATAAATGTTTGTTTAACATACCTGCGTCAATAACAAATCCATGAGATTCTGACATTTTAGACTTGGAGTTGATGAAAGCGTTATAATTCATCGACAGACGCCTTCACAGATTCATACTCAGTAAGTAATGCCGAGAATTCTGGGTTATCTTTTGCAAGTAACCGATACATTGTCAAGCGCTCAGCGTTCTTAGCCTTTTGCTCGAGTTTATTTTCGATGTCTTCTAGCTTAGCTCGATCACTTTCGCGTTTATCACATTTAGAAGTATCAACAACGGCTATAACCTGCTTAACAATGTTCCCTTTAAAACCTTGCATCCGAACAGTATCAAGGTCTTTTGCCTTTTTCAAAACACGGGCAAGACCTAAGCCGTTTCTTGATTTAACAACAACCCAGTCACCAACACCAATGTTATCGATTGGAACATTTGTATCGGATTCGTAATATCTAAACCAATATTCATCATGGTCATGAGCTGGCGTATTATTTGGCCAGTAGAAATCATCTGTATCGTAAGTAACTAATAAGAATTCCATAAGATGTCCTTTCTGTGGTATAATCAACCTAGAATAATATTTTTCTAATTTGAGCTTGTTGATGTTGCCGCATCATCAGGCTCATTTTTTATGCCCAAATCCTCGCATTCATCAGGAATGCAGTAGTCTCGCTTTGGACATTTGTTACAGTCTCGCAATTTAATCACCACCCTTCAAAGCGCTTATGTCGAGATTTTCCTCCACTTCTTTCTTTTGCCAAGAGAAAAAGTCTAAGCCTTGTTCTTTCAGTGCATCTGCCGCCGCTCGTCCTGTTTGTGCATTATCGATAATTTTATATGCGTCACATTTAGCAAGGGACAGCTCAGATAGCTGCTCTTCAAAAGGCTTAATAATTTCGCAAATTGTCTCCCAAGACTTTAATGGGTCAGAATACATATATTTACTTCTAGAAATTGCCTCGCTGGCTAAACTCCTAAGAGTTGGAATTTTACTTAGAAAACTATCACCAAACCCAGCTTGTACTATTTCTTCAGCTATAGAACGAGCTGAATTTAAGGCGTCCTCAAGGCGCTTAAAGGATTCTGTAGCGTCGACCGCTTGATTTATTGCTGCCGATTCCGCTTTATAAATTTCATCCCGTTTTTCACAATAAATGTCGAAAATAAAGTCTTTCACTTTTTGTTTACTGATATACGATTTTGCCATTTTCTGTCTCCTTTTAGTTGTAATAAGGGTTTTTACAATAATCGCCGTGAGTTCTCACTCTTGGGATGTGTGTGACATTTTTCTCCTCCTCTGCATCCATTTCGGCTTTATCTTTATAAAAGCCGTATAGGGATATAACCAATCCGATTAACGATTGCAATATAAACTGTTCCCATCCGATATGGTCAACTTCTAAGGCTCCCATAGAACCTACGACCAAAAATGCCCCAAACAACATATAACCCATAATTTGATCTCCTTTATAACATCATCATTGATAAAATAGATGCTACTACTGATGCAACTAAACTCAAGTGCATCCCCACGTCAATCCAGTTCATGATTTACATCTCCTTTAAACCTTTAAAATAACCAGGAACGTGCCTAAATCCAGAATGATACACAGTCGACACCTGACAGTTTGATATGTCGGTGTTTTTAACATACTTGATAGCCTCCCGGATGGCGTTGTCAATTAATCGCGTTTTTAAGTTAGAAAATCCCCAATTCGAGGTACCTAATTCTTCAAGCTCCATCAGCGCCCATCGTTTTGTATTACATTTTCTGTCGAGGCTATACTGGAAACCGCCTACAATTCCTTTAATTACGGAAATTGTATAATGGTAAGATGTATTACCCCAGTTCATGATTAATTCCTCCTAATGAATTCCTGCGGATTTAAATTCCGCATCAACTACTTTCACATCCCAGCCTAATGAATGGACAAGGAACGTCCTAAACCCCTCTTTATCGATGACAAAGCTACGGGATTTCTTACCCGGCGACTGCCAGGCGTATGCGAATGGAAATCGGTCTCTTGCGATTCCCTCTCGGATAGCTGTTAGGCTAACACCGAGCACGGTCGACATTTGGGCGACCGAAATCACTTTTCTAATCATGTGCACTGCCCCTCCTCTTAACTTGATTTTAATTCAAGTTTCTGGTCAAAAAAATTTGGTCAACCGTACAGCCGAAGTACTCCGCCAGTGCCACTACTTTACTAATGGCCACATTGGATATATCCTTTTCCCACGCATTATACGTGGCAACAGATATGCCAAGATCGGCGGCAACTTGTGCCTGTGTTGCCCCTTTCCGAGCCCTCAACTCGGAAATATAAAATTTGTTTGGCATTACTACCACCTCCTTATCGTGACCTCATAATAACATGAATTAAATTCAAGTGTCAATAACGAATTTGATTTTTTTTCAAGTTTAC